TACATCAACAGATGACATAAGACGAAGGACTTGCATGAAATCTACAATACCATTCCTCTCATTCTGTTTAATCAAATCGGATTGAGTAGCGTCACCACAGAACATAATCTTTGATTGCGATCCTACTCTTGTCATTATACTATCAAGTTCATGATAATTCAAGTTTTGGAATTCATCAACTACAACAATTGTTTTATCGAATGTAGTTCCACGAATGAATGATGTACTCCAGAAGTCAATAGTATCCTGTCCCTTAAGATTACCATAAAGCATATTAAAGTCTGCCTCTGATGGCATCTCAAACATATACTTTACCATATGTTTGTAAGGTATCTGATACAGAGATGACTTATCATCATGGTCACCTGGAAGGAAACCAATCTCTCTGGTAGCAACAAGAGACCTTACGATATAAACTTTCTCATAAGGTGTGGATGGATCCAACACATCTTTTATCGCATTGTATAGGGTAATAAAAGTCTTACCTGTACCTGCGACACCATAAGCAACAAGGTTTTGTTCTTTAGCATATGCTTCAAACAAAGCCTTTTGATTATCTGTGAGGGGTTCTATGTCCCTCATCATGTCCATGTTAATTGGTTTCTTTCTTTTCATCTGCTTAGCCGTTAAACCTACACCAATTGGTTGATCGGATTTCTTTTTACGTGGCATATTTAGAAGCTGTAATCACGGTTCTTGCGGACATTAGCACCTGGTTGTTTAGATGCTCTGTCTAATATCTCATTCCATCCACTAGACTTTGCTTCACCTTTCCATCCTTCTATCTCTTGACATGCAGCAACACCTGCTTGCCAATCCTTATCCCACTCTGGATTATCTTTTCTCCATTGATCATACTCTTTCATAGTCATAGAAAGTTCTTTTTTTTCTCTTGATTCTTTATGAATCACTGGGTATGTTGGCATAATAAGATAATTGCGTATTTTTATTTAGACCCACTCAAGGGCTTCAGAGACTGCAGGGAACTGCTCTACAAATATTTTCCTACACTCTGCTACAACATCCATATGTTCTTTCTGTGTCCCGTGTGCAGACCTTAGAGTGATGTAATGTATCCAAGAACGACATGAACCAGTCATATAAAGACGAGTAGGTGTTGCTAACGGGAGAACAAATCTCGCACACTCCTTCGCAATACCATTAGAGAGGAGTTCATTGTAAAGATCCATCGACGCAACGAAATGTTCTGCAATCTTTTCTTGAAGGTCTGCCTTCTTTTTCTTCGGTACGTCATCTGTACTATTCTGTCTGTTTTTTAAATCTTGACTGCGGAGATCAAACATAGGAATCTCATCTGCCAATAGATTAGTATCTGCATATCTTTGACTAAACTCTTGGAAAGTAAATGATCTATGTCTAAGTATCTGAGCACCAAGACCCCTTGTAGTTTCAATCTCCAAGGTCATAGAAGACTGTTCAAATACAGACCAATGATTATGCTTGATACAATACTTCAATAGACCAGCATACTTTTCATTACCCTGATTGGATGGGTTAGATACTCTGGCAATGTAAGCCATAGTCTTCTCCGCATCGGGAGTAACACTTATTAATTTAACCGTCATCAAACACCTCATCATATTCTGGAGAGGAAGTAGTATAAGAAGCAGTGTCCGAATAGACTTCTGATTCCAGTTCATCAACCACTTGTTTTAAAGCGGCTAATAAAACTTTAAGTTTACTTTTATTCATTAAAATTTCCTTTCTCAGTAATTATAATACAAAAAAAGAGGAGTGTCAAACACTCCTCTCTATAAACGTATATGCAAGCGAGACCTTAGCTCTTAGATGCGAACTTGTGCTCGTGTTTGATACCACGATACATTAGATCGTGATTTCTTTGCTGAGCTGCCTCTGCGAGTACCTTATTGTTGTACTCATCGGTGTCATAAGCGACACCACGGTAAATGACTTGTGCCATTGGATTACTCCTAAAGTAGTTGGAATTTTAGCTCCGTTCCTTTAGTCATTTGCGTCCCAACACTCAGCTTCTGTATTGGTTTTAACAACCTCAACCAACTCAACCTTATGTTCTTGAGGAACATCACTTCCGTTGAACTTCTCAATGAGAACTTCAGCGTCAGAGCAAGAAAGAATTGATGCTAGAAGGAAGGGTGTCATAGGGATGAACGCTCCGTTCCGTGACCTACTTGCGGCCCATTATGGGCTGAACGATGTGTTAATATTAACACAGTTATACTATATATGAAAGTAATTGTTACGATTTTTTAATAAAGTACTTTTGAAGTACTTCAATCTGATCGTGGTACTTAGCAATAATATTCAGTTCATTTTCTATTGCATCTGTTATATCAGAATGCTCTCCAATACCAGCAGGATTAGTAAGATAAACCTCAACGTTAGCAACGTGTTTATTAATATCACCTTGAGCGTGTGATAATAATGCTTTAATTAACTGTTCTCTCATGTATGCCTCTTGCATGTGCATTGTTTTGTATCATCTTATTATACCATATCATATCACTTAATGTCACCTCCCTTTGTAACCTAATTTTACAGGCTATTTCCTGCACTCTTAACCGACTGTCTTTGCTTAACATGTTCTATTGCTGCTGGTAGGATTGCATATTCTTTTCTTTG